GGATGAATACAAGGCCGTTCCGCCTTGTTGAGCGGTTAACTTGATACATATTCCCGTTGTTTCGTCGGTATAGCAGTAAAGCCCCGTAACGGCATCGGCCCTTATCTGCATAAGATAAGTAGACGTATCATTAATTCGTAAGAATCTTGTCCCCGATGGTTCTACTAATATCTTGGCAGCTGCTGCACTAGTTATCTTTAATGCGTTACCCTCAACGGACCAACCGCCTATCTTTGCCCCGTCCGTAACAGTCAATCTACCCGTTGTTATATCCGTGGCGGCTATCTTACTGGCTAAAAGCGATGCGGTCATTATAGCGTCCGCATCAATCAGAGATGTTTTGATATAACCGCCTTCAATTACCGTACTGTCAAGCCTGGCAAGTGAAACGACACTTTCATAAGCCAAACCACCCAAAGAGTTTTTTAATGTGCTTAATCCGCTATTGGCTGCATCGGCACTAGACAAAGCACTGTTTGCTGTTGAGGTTGCCGCATTAGCCGTACTCTGTGCCGTGTTAGCGGCAGACGCTGCACTACTCGCTGTTGACTGAGCGGTAGTTATTCGTCCCTGTGAATCACTGTCCAACGAGCTGAAAGTTACCATTCCGGCTAATGACAAAGCTTTGCCTATTAATGAAATGCCGCCGGGGGTTATGATAAATTGGGATTTAAGATACTCCGTTGTCGGTCGAAGGGCTATATCTGCATCTACATCTTCTGGGGCGGGTGTATAATCAGTTTCCTTGTTTCCTTTTTCTATTTTAAGATTCCTAATAAAAATATACGCCCAACTTATATCATGGAAATCTATAAAATTGTAAACATCCGCCGTATAATTAGTTACATTAAAGGTGTATGCGTGATGCGCCCAATTGTTATCAGTCGTAGTTCTAACAATAGGGCCTCCCAAATCACAGGGGTCTATCCAAAACCCCACAGACGCATTTTGAGAGCCTTTAAGATCAAATGAGATTGTCCAATAACCATTACTGTTTATTACATTAGATATTCTTATCGCACTTGTATCACCTTGAGAGCCTACCAAATAAAGCCCATTGGGTGCGGTTGAAATATTCTTCTCAATATGTGGGCTACCGATAAGGGTACTAATAGGAGTCTGAGAATTAGAATAATAGTTTCGTCCTCCAACCTGCACACCATTCACGGCCGTTTGTGCCGCTTGATTACTAGCTTGCAAAACTATTCCGTCAGCTTTTACATTGATCGAAGCTTCGGCACTCTCCGCACGTCCGGCGGCACTCTCTGCACGAGTGACTTTTAATGTAATCTCGTTGGCCGTCTGATTGATACTACTCTCTTTTTGTGTGATAGCGGTTAAAGATTGACCAGCAGATGAAGCACTGCCCGCCGCTGAAGCTGCATATCCGGATGCTTCGGCGGCCGCCTGTGTGGCTTGTGTGACTTTTGTACTTATTTGCCCCTCCCGTATCTCGAAAGCTGTCTGAACTGCTGTTATCTGATCGCTTAGCTCATTCTCAATAGATTTGCCATTTCTTAAAATGAATAACCCTTTCAAGAACACATTACCCGCCCAAAGACCGTAACCGCTTGGTTGTGCATCAGAAGGGAAATCGGAATCGGTAATCCCATCCAAGCAACCCAATATCACTTTGGATTTGCCTGTCAGATTAGTTGAGTTAACACCGTCCAAAACGGAGAAGCGGGGTTTACCATCTTCGGATGCGGTGAGATACAATACACCTTCTCGGGCCGTGTTTGTTTTGCTACCCATCTGAACAAGATCATCGCCAACGGCCGGAACAACTCCATCCGGAAACTCTGATTTAAGAATCAGGATTGTTTCGCCGCTCACCGAATCAATAGGCACCCAGTAGTATTTTGCACCTGTACTGCTAAACACCTGACAACGTACCAAATCATCGGCGACAAAAGTCATATCGCCTTCAATACCTAATACGTAATAAGTTGGTGAACCTGTTGTCGTTACTGACTTGATACGCCCGTTTGCAGGAGAGACAACCAAACCACCATTGACAGAGCGAACTTTTGAAATGATCAGTTCAAAAACGGTCATGGCCTTACGGATGGTTACGTTATCCACTTCCAAATTCCAATCACCCGAAAGTGACTTATAAAGCTTCATCCCTTCGCCCGTTATGCCGGGAACAAAAGATTCGGAGCTTACATAATCCTTCACTATCGTTTGAAAGAGAGTGGCAACATTGGATACGTTCAGATCATATATCTCTGCAAGCTTTTGAACGAGCAAATTCAGCGTAGTGACTTTATCCGTGACAGTTACCGTCTTTGCTTCCAATGCCGCAACCGTGGCCTTGATACGTGCTATGAGATTACGTACTTCGGCATCACCATCTTCATTTATCGATGCGGTGTTGTCGCCAATGAGCAAACCTTTCAAGAAAGTAATTACCTCGCTTGCCGTGCCTGGCTGATCCTTACGAAGAAAAGTCTTTGCTAATTCCTCTAAATCAACAGAGTTCAGATTCTCCAATAGACCAACAAGAACACGTCCTACCCTTTCCGCTGTATTTTCGGCTGGATCGACAGCGTTACGCACCTGTAAGGCAAGCTTCTTTAATATGTCAATTGTATCACTCATCAATCACCTATTGCAAGGATTCTAGTACCATTATTCTTCACTCTTGCCTTCTTATCAAAAGAGGCATCGGTTGATTTCAAATACTCCAATACATCGGCCAGATACTTTTTAGCCACGTTCATGGTATCGTTATAACTCACATATTTTTGTTTATCCTCCACCTTAGAGGCATATTCATCATCATGAGAAAGGAAACCACTCTGGCCAAGTATCTTGCCGTCATTCTTAACCAATCGGGCATAAACAAAATAAGCCAGAGAGGTTTTAAGGCCTTTGAATATTTTCTTTTCTCCCTTCAGCCCTTCATAATGCCCGCCAGCCAAAAGCGTTGTGTATTTCTCATCATCAGGGCTCGCCAAGAGATCAAGATACAATTGCGCACCAATGGCCGGAATAATGTCCATCTGCTCGGATTCATCAATAAAGATGTTAATGTCCTCCTCTTCAACATGCGTAGAGGTTGGACGTGAAAGGGCAAGTACCTCACTGGGCTGCATTAGATGTTCCATCATTATTTATGTATTTTATCGGCTGAATACTAAAATCTTTGCTTGAGTTAATTGGCTCATGCCAGCATTTGAAGATTCTATCAAAGGCACGTTCTATAAATCGTTGTTCATTGGTTACCTGACCGGCGTAATACTCATAGGCATCACACATCACCTGTCCGGAGAAGCCAAGCTTACCAATGCGTATGGCATAGAATAGTTCTTGTCCAAAGGCGGCATAAATACGTTCAACCGTGCTTGTCTCCGTCACGGTGAAATCCTTGTCATAATTGGCTACGGGAAACTTGACCAACTTTGGTTCCTCTTCATCCTGTTCAAGCTCTATCAACATAATCTTGCCACTGTTCGTATCGCCCTGAAACTTTTTCAGGTCATCGGCTTCAATAAACTTCACCTCTACCTCGTTCCCGTCACTATCTATTCGGGGACTTCCCTTTTTGACAACGAGCATACAGGCAACAAGGAAATTGTTACGGGCATTACGATTCTTGATATTGGATAAGCCTTCATCGGTACTCATTTCAGTAATGACCGAATCATAGAGAGCGAGCGGGTAGGTATTCTTTCCGGCCATACTAACCCACAAAACCTGACCGTTATAGTATTCAATACCTCCCGCTTTCTCTATCTGAGCTAATACCACATCCTTGTTCGGATTGAAAACGTCTATCCTGTCAACACTATTATCATCCACCTTGATGACCTTACCGTTACGGGTTTTTCTACCACGCCAGTCAGGGTGCACGAGAATACGGGCTACATATCCGTTCTCATCTTCTTCCTCAAGTCTGCAATTCTCAAAAGGGACATGTTGTACTTCAACAATCTGTCCGAAAAGGTTATAATTAACATGCAGAGCGAAACCGCTGAACCTTGCAACATCCTGCGATAGTAGATGATGTATAGTGTCAGCCGTCTCCCCTGCACGGTTTAAAACAGTTTCTGAAAAGACCACATCTTTAAAGCCATTACCTTCGATGAACTTAGCATACCTGTTAAGGCAAAGAGTACCGGTACCCGAAGAAGCTGTAATGGCAGACAGATTTTGCGGGTAGAGGTTATCATTGCCGAAAGAACTCATCTTTAGTTTCGACAAGTAACTAACATCGATACGGGGTTCGGGCTTCTTTGCAGTCTTTACATTCATAGAATAATTATTTTGTTTGGTTCAATTCATCAGCGGCTTTCAAATAAGCATCCAGGGCGCGAGCCGTAAGAGCTTTGCCGTCTATCTCGTAAGCTTTGTAATCCTCTTTAAGGGACTTCTTTGTTGCCCCTTCGGTTAGTTTACCGGCCAACTCGGTCACAAGTTCCTCATTAAGGGTTATTTCCTCGGCCACTTTACCGGAAACACGTGTCTCCCAGTCATCAGGATAATGAGCAAACTGATTGATCGCTTTCGGGTACTCTTTCAAATAAGCTTCAGCAGTCTCATTCGTTATATTCTCATTGGTGTACACTTTATTGGTACCAAAAACCTGAATAACAACTCCGTTTTTCAGGCTGTAATCACTCTTTTCTTTCATCTTTCCTTCACGTTTTAAATAAGTATAAACTTCTATTAGCGCATCTCGGTAACAATCATTGCAACCGGACTTTACAAACTCTTTTCTAAGAACCTCGCGATATAAAGCCACAATGTTTTCTTTGTCAGAGGCTGAAAATTCATTGCTAATAGTCATTTTCAGCTTCTCGGCTATTTCCAATGCCTTACTGTACGTCATCATGCGGTTGGATCCTTCACTTCTCCTCCACTATTAGTAGTACCGGAAAGAAGAGTATTAAACATTGTTTCAGTTGTGGCAGCACTCGTATTGAACAGGTACAATCCCGCTTTAGGAGAGCCTGTTTCTTTCAGGGCGCATGACCAACCACCGTCGGTATCCTCAGAATATTTGTCTGACTCCAATGTTTCGGCGGTTAATCCCTGATAATAGCCGTAAACCTGATACTCGGCACTACCATCGGCAGCACGGTACTTATTCCTCAGAATGACAACGAACCGGCCGTTTGCCAATCCCTCAATAATAGTCTCACAGACAGCAGGACCATTGTCCAGAATCACCAAAGGAATATCATTGGTAAAAGCGTTTCGATACGTTTTCTTTTCAAGAGAAGTCTTTGCACCGGTGAAAGGTGTTCCACCCGGACAATAAACCTCGTATCCCTGCTTACCGGTTTTCAAAACAAGCGTCTTTATGATATTCTTACGGGTAGCATCAAACACAGTCGCGCTGAAATCAATATCATTACGATTGATTATCGCACCGTTCGCCTCTAAGCCTTTGGTAACAGGGCTGTCGCAATCTGCGACAATCCCTGCTTTAATTAATGAATCACATTTTCCCATCTCGTAGTCTTTATCAATATGCAAATTGAATCAGGTTATCTTCTCCTACCAAAGCCCCAAGCTTACCGTTTGAATAGATGTAATTCTTACGAGCCTTACGCTCGAACCAAATATCCAAGTCAGACATAGGGTTCTTACCTTCGCATCCATAGAATAAGTTTGAGGGAGAACAGAACACGGCACGGTGAGGAATATTCACTTTGGTACCACCCTTCTGGTATTTCTGAATGAACCTGTCCCAGATCGATACCTTGACAACCTTCACGCCGTCATACTCGCCCACTTCCAAACCATCAAAGACGGTTGTCCAGGGCATGATCGTTTTGTACTTCTCTTTGATATCTTTTGAAAGAGCATCACAAAGAGACTTAGTGGCAAACACCGCATTATCCTGCTTATCAAAGATTCTACTATCGGCATCCTCGAGCATTGAATCAAAGACGGATGTTGCAGCTCCGAGCTCTTTCAACTTTGAGCGTTGCAGGGTGTAAGTCGCTTCACCGTTTGCAGCAATAGAAGTATGCTGTCCGGCACTAGCGGCACAAATAGCAAATAACCTTTTAAAGAAGCCGTCACATGTTTTGAAGAGTTCAATGTTGATGCCATCGGACACAACACCACCATCGGTAACACTCAGGGCTGATTTATCACCAAACCAAGTGAAGCGCCAAAGCATCTTCATCATGGCATCATTCAGCTTAGGCAACACAATACCATCCATGTACTCCGTAGAAGTCAGGTCGGAAATCTCTGTACCGGTCTTTAAGCAATACTGCGCAATGGTATTTTCAAGTTCGGTATAACAAAGTTCCAACGGTATTTGCCAATCTCCCAGCTCCCACTCTTTTTGAGCTGCGGCGATAGACACCTTCTGGTAGTTGGGATCACATCCGGCGCCGGCAATTCCGACGTCTTCCATCTCACCGACAAAACCAAGCTTTTTACCCGTAGTAATATTAGGCATGAAAGTCATGAACTGCTCCATATTCTCACTTTGGAATACGGTCAGCTCAATCAATTCTTTCAAGTCCTTAACGGCTTGGTTGTCGGGAGTCAATTTTGAAAAATCTAATACAGGCATAAAATTCCTCCTTTTCTTTAGTTTTTAGCTTTTCTTTTTTCTCTCTCTTCCCGAAGCTTCTTCTGGATAGCGGTCTCTCCTCCTTTATCCTCAAACTCACCATGCTGGCGTGTCTGCGTACGCCCCTGCACCTTGTAGCTACTGCAATGTTGAGCAAGGAACTTGTCACCTCCGGCAATCTTAACGGCATTCAGGATTTTCAGATCATTGGCCGATTTAGCCTGAGCACGTGCCTCTGCCAGTTCTTGCTCGAGCTGGGCAATGCGGGCATCTTTCTCATCATCCGTTTCCTCTTCCTCTGCAGGACGGATTTCAGAGATCACACCGTCTGTTACAACGATAGTACTTCCATCGGGCATTACAAACTCACCGTCGGGACTGGCTACATCGCCAACCTGCGGATCACCTTCTTCACGTTCAATGGTCAGGGTTTCACCGTCGGCAGTGGACAATTCCATGTCTACAACCTGCGGCACATCCTCCATTTTGGCATAGCCGGCTTTAGCAAGGACACGGTCTAACCAGCCTTGCTTCACTGTTACTTCTTTTTTACTCATACTCTTTTTAAATTGATCATACTTTGCCGTTGTCGGCACTTTAATTTTACTGATAAAGCCTAAACGCTTGGCCTCGGTTACGCTTATACATTTGTCCTCCGCCATGATAGAAGCCAACTCTTCACCGGCAGCACCCGTACGCTCTACATAGAGATTCAAAAGCTTCTCCGTGTCAGTTTCCAATTCATCGGCAATAGCACGCAAATCTTCTGAACGGTAAGAATCGGCTAACGTATATTCAGGGATATATGGTGCATGGATCAGGTACTCGGAGTTTGGAAGTCCGAAGCGTCTTTCTGCAGGAGCGGCAAGCAATAACACCGTGGCCATTGATGCACAAAGGCCCTCAACGGTGACACTAATCTCTTTGGCACTATCGCGAAGTTTATCATAGATGGCCCAGCCTTCCGTTACGGAACCGCCCCGGCAATTCATCCTAATATCAATTGATTTATCATCTTCCGGAATGGAAGCAAGGAATTCGTCTATGTCTTTAAAGCATGTGGAACCAACACCGGTAAACATGAGCTTCATGTTCTTGCTTTCTTCATCAGCGATGTCATTGTAGATTTTGAGTACTGCCATAATATCCTTTTGTTTTGATTCAAAGGTAGGCAGATCATAAAACGTAGACTAATTTTACAAAGTGATAGTGGTCGCACGCCATGCGACCAAGTTTTTTATAAAGAAAAAAGGGAGCTTAAAGCCCCCCTCATTAGATTTCGATTACTTGCCCGAACTTTTTTATTATCCGGTAAAACGTAGCTTTGTTTATTCCGTATTCCTCACTAATATAGTAAGCTATATATGTCATCTTATGCCCCTCATGAGCCATGCGGGTGTAATCCCTATACATCTCCAAATATTTAATATCGGCTACGTCCACGGAGGCTTCTGACAATTTTTGAAGCGTTGATATATTAGTTGCTAGTATTTCGTATGCTGTCATAATTCATTTTCGTTTCTGGAATCAAAGATACTAATTTTTCGATATATACGAATCATTTACAATCAAATATCGCCTATAGATTCTACATACCTTGTTCTGTTGGCAACGCTGGTAAATTCTTGCACAGAAAGAACCGGTGCCGGTGCCATCATGAACCCCTTGGCAATTGCCCTCGCTAACATGTCCTCTCCTATTGCCTGGCTATTGTTGGCCGTAATGTTTATCGGTATTCCTCCACCCATGGTGTTAAATGCCGATAGCATGGGGCCAAACATCGAGGTCGTTGCGGCAGTCATTACAGATTCACCGTTGCTTAACTGTGCCGGTATGCTGTCTGAGGTACCTGAACCCTCGCCAGTAACCAAACCGCCGGTTGCAAACTTTGCACTCTTAACGGTTTTGATAGCAGTTGTTATATTGGCCAAAACCGTAGCAATTGTTGTTGCGATTGCCACAATATTACCGGGAAAAGGAACACTTTGTGCCTGAGCAACACCGGCGGCTATCGCCTTACCGGTGTTTATAGCAATTTCAGCCAATGCCAATACCTTCGATGCCATTGCCAGACCTTTGGAATGTTCACTCGCCGCATCGGCCAATGTAGAAAGAGCGCCTGTGATATCCGCCGTTGCCTGATACTTCGTTTGTTCGATCTCTATCTCTTTATCTGCCACATCTTTCTTAGTATCAACATATTCATTCTCCAGATTCAGTTTGCGAAGATTGAAAGCCTCCATACTTTCACCTTCCATTTGCTGTATTTGATCCAGCTCGGCCTTTTTCTGTTCCATCTTAAGTTGCAAAATCTCTTGCTCATTGCCGTATGCTTGTGCTATCTTAGTCTCGTATTCGAGATTCATGGCATCCAATTGCTTTTTCCAAACATTGTTATTATGCTCATCAATCAATGTATTTTCCTGAACACGGTACTTATCACGAATAAAAGCCTTTTGTTCTTCCCCCTGTTCCACAATAGCTATTTCTGAATTCATAGCCTCATTTAAGAAGGTGAGCTTAGAAGTATCCTTTTCATTGGCAGTTAAGCCGGCATACCTGTCCCTTATCTCCTTTTTCTTTTTCTCTGTATCACCAATATTGGCAAGTTCGGCTTCCATCTGCTTTTGCATGCCTCGCAGCTTAAGCTGATACTCTTCTTCGGAACCTGACTTCACAGCGGCAAGCATCAACTCAATACGCTTCTGTTCTTTCTCAATGCTCTGCGTCAACTCTTGATCGGACAGAGCACTTAAGTCTTGTGTTTTCTTCTGCTCTAAATCCTTAATGGTATCATTTATAGCCTTCCTCGCATTGGCCGTAAGATTCTTTTCAGTGGAAAGCTTAGACCTTAAGTCAGCAATATGCCTGTCATAAGAGAGCGTTGTTTCCTTACGCTGTTTCTCTATGCCGTCTTTGACAAGGGTCAACATCGCATCCTCGGCGGCTCTTACAGCTTCACGCTCTTTATCCCTACGCTCTTTGGCTGTGGAAGCAGCTTCTTTAGCTGCATTCTTGGCAGCATCCTGACGAGCTTTTTCCTCTGCCGCCTGTTCGGATTTAAGACCATTCATCTGTTTTTGTATAGTTCTTATGCCGTCAGCATATGCCTTTGTAGCGCGATAGACTCCGGCTTGTAACTCTGCGATCTTCGTAGCTGTTTCTGTGGAAGAATCATTTTCTTGCCTGGCTATTTCTATGGCCACTTTTAATCTTAACTGAGCCAACGCAAGACTCTTCTTAAATTCGTCCTTTTCAATTTCACCAGCTCTTTTCATCATGTCAATTCTCTGTTGAACTGTATACTTTTCTTTATCCTTCGCTTTAGTTCTAAGCTCTGAAACCTCCATTTCACTCTTTGCACTCTCTACTATCATCTCCCTTTCCGTTTTACCTAGCAGGATTTTGTCCTTGGCCAAAGTTATTGATTCTTGAGTAGAAGCATTTATTTCCTTAAAATACTTGCCAACTACGGGCAAAGATTCCGCTAATCCTGAAAGGTTTTTTAATGCCTTATCTCCCGCTTCAACAGCAGAAAGGATATACCCTGCCAAGTTTACTATCACCCCTGTTATAGCTCCCAACAATGTTTTCAATGGAGCAAGCAATACATTTACTCTCCCTGTTATTTCCCGACTTGAATCCATTGCTTTTGTTACCATCAAGATCGCTGTTGCAATTCCGGCCAATACTAGCACGATGGGATTGGCAAGCAAAGAAAGTAACTGTGCTGAAAATCCCGCAACCCCGGCTTTCGCAGCAGTAAACGCTTGGTTGATATTAGTGATACCTCCCACTGTCTGAGCTGCGGAAGAGATTACCCCACCTTGTGCACCTGCCAGATCAAGCAATTGGTTCTGGAATTTTCCTCCTGCCGCAGTGGTTGCCGTAATCTGATCTTTCATATCCTGCATGTGTTTACGCATCTCATCTCCTTTAGCACCCAGCCGCTCTTCTTTTGACATATTCATATACGCCTCTGTCATCTCATCAAGCTTTTTCTTCATCGGAGCCAATGCCTTAGAGAAAGCTTCTTCATAACCTCCAACATTTCGATAGAAACGTTGGGTACCTTCCTCCGCTCCTTTCAATTTATCAGTGATAGCATTGATGTGGATAGCCAAATCTTGTCCAGAAGCTGATTTTCTTTCTGCCTCACTCATTTCATCATACTGTCTGGTAAGATTGGAAAGAGAAGCACGTAATGCAATAAGACTACCTAACTGCTCATTTTCTGCTTTAATGTTATTCTGCACTTCTTTTTCCAAAACACGGATAGCCTCTTTGTACTCATTCGTCTTTATTTTTGACTCTGTCATATCAGTATTATATTTCTCCCTACTGATCAATCCCTCTTCTACTCTTGCCTTTAATAGAACTTCCTTATTCTTCAAAAGATCCAACTCTGTTTTGTACTTAGCAATACCACGTATCGCATCCTCATAGCGGACCTTAATGTCCAAGACTTTTTCTTCTACTGCTGTTCCCATAATCTTATAATTGTAAAAATTCACATTCACATATTCCCGTATCCTCTGCCTTAACAGAGATTATCGCATAGTACTTCCCATATTGGGCAAGATAAACCGGTACTGTTACATCAAGGCTCTTTAGCTCGATCTCACTTAACTCTATCTTCTCTTTTATAATGATTGGCTGTCTAATGTTTTTTTGATAGTTTGAATAATGTTGAGCTATCAACGTATCCCACGATAAGCCATTAAACGTACACTTCGTTCCATTTAATATCAATAATCGTGGTTGTACACTTGATTCCTCTAGCTCACCATCATCATTATAAGAATACAGAGGAATTTTCGCATTTCCACCATACATTAATGTTCCTGAAAATGGCAATGTTATAGCATCTACTTCATTATCTATTGTTGCATCATCAATCTTTATAACTCCGCTATAATCTCCTTTTACTGTAGAATCCTCTTTCCATCTTAAATAATTATTTTGGCCAAAGTTATCGAGTGTAAAAGTGATCTCATTAGGCTTATTTTCCCTATATGATGCAACGACTTTCCTTGTCCAATCAACAGCCTTGGGTATATTCGCCACAAGATCATCCATAGAGATAAAATTAATTAATCCAGTGCCATCATTTGACGGTAAAGCAAATACGCCTACCATAGAAGCTATTGCCTTTATAAAATCAATTTGTTTTATTTCTGGAAGATTTTCAATAAAGGGGAAACTCATTCCTAATTCTACCGCACTTGGGATAATAGATAATTCTACAGCCCTATCATTCACATTACTACTGTTCCAGTAATCTATATATCCAGATTTTGAGTAAATCAAAATTAGATCACCTGATTCAACATCTATTTCAATAGGAATATTATACAGATATTTATATGCGCCATCCACTAGTTCATACTCTAGCTTAGTTTCATTTTCACCCGTGATAACCCAAAGATCATCTCTTCCACTTTTAAAGTTAGGAGTAAGCAATAGCTTTCCGTCTTTTAAGCTTCTCTTTACATCTTGAGTCAAATCAAAATAATCAGAGCTTTTTGAACTTTCACTAGCCTCATAAAACAAATAATAAGTTCTATTTATAGTACCATTTATTTTAAATAAGACTTTCCCTTCCTCTGAGTTAACACGCCCTCCCTTCCTCGTTAACAATGGAACGACCAAGTTACTAATGAAAGCCTTCCTATTCTCAGGAAATGCAAACGTAACGTTATTATCCTTGCATATCTCACTAAGAATCCAATCTACAGAAACAATAGGATGATACCATACTTTCGTATCACCAATTTTGAACCCATAATCAATATAAGGGAACCTTTCGCTATTTGATCCTAAGGCCTTCCACTCTATATAATCAACATTCTCAGTATTCGTATAACACGACAATTCGGTCAGTTTCTTGCCATCATTGACAATAGGTGCAAATGCGGTGGCATTACCCCATGACAATGCGATATCAAATGTTGAGCCGACGGACATTAACACGGCATTTGCCTTGCTGATTATCTCAACGCCATTACGGAGATATCGCGACTTATGCTGTGTTCTTGAAAACGTAGACGCACGAGTAGGCAGATCGGCATGATCCATCACACATTGGTTATGTACCGTATTGGGTAACTTGATCGAATAACTGTTGTTACTCACTATCTTGCTCAAATCGGTGAAGATGTTACTTTTGTAGTTTAACGTTATCTTCGTATTATCATCCAGATCAACCAATTGACCATCAATGTATAGTTCTTCATTTCTCATAAACTTTGTACTGAGGTTTCAGGTAATATGATCGTTGCTACAAAATCCTGCAGGCTGGTCTTTGTCTTAGTGAACGTTGCCACAGACACATTCACACCCTGCCATTGATGAACGCCGTCATTATTCCCGGCATACATATCTACACAGGGAGACAAAGCGATCTGAAATAAGAAATCGTATGTATCACTATCAACAAGGGGCGCACAAACAGGTAGCGTGTTACTCTCTGTCTTACGCTGTTTACGTCCGCTACCACCATGATAACCGTTCACATAATTGTAGTCAGCCATGTTATTGCGGATGAACTCACCGTCGTTACTAACCTGCCTGCTCTCATCACCGCTCTGGAACAACCAGTAACAGTAAAAGCCGTGTCGGTCTATCCAACGCAGATAAACACCGGAATCAGTGTCATCAACAACACACGTGACTTTTGAGGATGTGTTCAACAACGGGTGAAACGTGAAGTCAAACGTGTTGTCCCATACGCTCGCCGTTTCACTTGATCCGGGCAACTCAAACACCAGCTTTTCATTTGCGGAGAATCCGTTTAACATGAGATTCCACACCCTACGTGCTGTTGTTGCAATGACATTTCCCTGTAACACATCGTCAACAGACACGTTGATGTTTGACGGTGTTGCGCAATACATGCCAACGGAGAAAGGGAAGTTCTTAAACCATGTGAGTGAACGTGTACCGTTGTACCTCTCACCCACTTTCATTGCGCCCCAGATTATGAACACCTCGAACTGAAAGCTATTTCCCAGACTATCATCGGCCTTATACATGTCAACCTCTACGCTAAACAAACGCCCTACCTTACTATCCTGCAGACTGACAACGGAGTAATCCACCTTACTAAAGTTCAACAGGTCAAATGTTCCTTGTCCGTATGGCGACAAGTCAAAGAAACAGGATGTGCCAAACATCTCACGTCTCTCCGTGTACACCGTTCCTGTTTGTACATCCGTTATCGACACTTTTATGTAGGACCACGCATGCCCGAAGATGTTTATCACCACAGGGTTAAAGCAGAATCCTATCTCGTCGGGATACTCGATTGTCGTTGTATCAATCGTTGTCTTTCTCATTGCTGTTCAAATTAATATGTTCAACATCCCTTTCAAATACGGCAAACACCCTGCTCATAATGCTATCTATCGTTTTGGGAATCTCCTGTGAATAGATATCGTCACGCCCGCCGGAACGAAACAAAGCCGTACCTTCTTTACGTATCTTATACGCTATTGCTCCGGCGAGTGAGCGTAGCCCCCTTTCCTCGGGTGTGTACTTGGGTGTCCATCTCTCCGATGGTACCAGCACATAGGGAATAGGTTTGTATGAAATACCCTTGTCGATGATCCATTGCCGTATAACCCCGACAAAACTTTTAGGCACCGGTCCGGCCTTTCTTCCGGTCTCCAATACCCCGAATGCTTTGCGGCCATATAGCGTTCCGGCATCATCGTTCACCTCTACATGCAAACTGTTCACCGTACGGCCGGATGCTTTTTGTCCGGCTGAAAGATGATGCTCGATGATACGCCTGCGCAACTCATTGAGTTCTTCACCAATAATAACCTTTGCTTCCTCTTTGCTCATAGCCTTACAAGAATTTACGTGCGCATACCCCCGCGACCTCTTTCAACTTCAATGAGATAGAGATGCCCGTTACCACAGGCGCCAACTTTTCAAGAATGACGGAATACGGAATCTCACCCTCGACGGGTTCAAACAATCCACTCTCGTTCAGCTTAACGATGAACTCCATGGCCGCATTCTTCATCCTCTCAAACACAGCATCATTATCACTACCGTTCGCATCCCGCTGCACCTTATCCACAAACACAAACATGCAGTTCGGCACATCCCTGAACTGATCTTTCCCGAGTGTCAATGCTCCGCTAACCGGCAATAGGTTGATGAGAGCGGGAAGAGGCAAACGCTCTAACTTTAGATCGGCTCTGGTCCAATCCTCATACACGTAAGTGAAGCCGGCCATCTTCCCGGACACACTTTTAATCTTTTGCTCTACGCTATTTTTTATCTGCATACACTTTCCGTAATCTTCGTTCATACTTCGCTTTTTCCGAATCAATCTTCATGCATTGGTAAATACGTACCCATGGCAGGGCTAACACCCCATCATGGTTTGTTATGCCCATCCGCAGAGCATAGTAATCAATCAACCCGAACGGGCCAAAGCTCAGCTTATCAATCCGGGCCTGCTGTTCTTCCGGGGTGGGCTTCACGTTAGTAGACTCAAAGAGTTTGTTGATCCGATCTATCTCACGGGAAACCCAAAAGACAAAGCCGATCACCGATTCCGCATCAGATGTTTTCACCTTTGCTCTATCCAAGCCAAGCAACACCTTACAGGGAACAAAGAACAACTCCTCGTTATTCGTGATACCCTGCAGCTCCACCAACTGCCCATAAGTAAGATCATTCAAATCTTCCGGCACCGCTGTCTTACACACATAAGCCGGCTTGGGAATCTCTTTCATTTGCTCGAACACCTCTCCGGCCGAGCTGCAGCAATCGAGCTTAACCCAAAACTCGGCAAACTGCATTTTCTGACATTTTGTAAATACTATCCTCATATCAATACTTCATTTTTACCTTAATAATCTTACATATTGTTATCAATCAGCCTCTGTAACGATTGCCCTTGCACCCTTGAGTGGCTTCCTCAATTCAAATATCATTAGCATGATAAGCATATCGAGGTAGTCCGGGGAGTGGTTCAAAGTTGCTTTCATTGTTTCCTTACTGATAATGCTTTTCTTCCTCGTGTCCTTGTCTACATTGGCACGCTTCAATAATGCGAGTTCTTCTTTGATACGCTCCTCCTGTTCCGGGGTGCAGATGATACGGAAGTCACGGTTATTGATAAGCTCGGCCAACTTAAAGGCACACTGTGTTTTGATGTTATCATACTCATCAGACAAGGCCCGTGCCCCGCCATGAAACTCTTTGATGCCCGTAAGGTAGCTTTCGAGGTATGCCCCCAGCCCATCGGAATCCACGATCACATTGCTACGTGATACGCGATGATCTATCATAGCATTACGAAGGTCCGTCTCAATCATCTTACCGGGAGAATAGGTCTTATCAAGTATGATCGTGCATACATGCCCGACAGCCTTGCCGGTAACAAACCTGTCTCGGCCCTTCATGGCAAGGTCGGCGGAGAGTTTGGGCAATCCGTTCGGCCTGACATGCTCATTGGTAAACACATCACAGATAGCATCGTAATCACACAAGGAAGAGGGATCATCATCATATTCCCAGTTACCAAAATACAAACGTTGCTTCGTCACATTATCATTCGTGTTTTGAAGCATCTCTATATATTCCTTGGTAGCGAACGGGTTATCCTGAACAAGAGCCGGGATAAAGGCATAAGGGGTTTTAAGCTTCCCCTCTTTCCATGGTTTATAGAACGTCTTGTATAACCAGTTCTTTTTAGGGTTACAGGTGATCAGTATCTTTGGAGGGATACCGTACACATCATTCAAGTGACGGCCGACACGTGTCTTTAGCACCTCAAAAGCAAGATAATGAACCTCTCCGGCTTCCTCTATCCATCCACCGGTGAACTCCTTGGAACCCAGCCTTTCATACATCGGGTCTTTCATCGGGTAATAGGTAAGATCAAGAAAGATGATCTCCGAACCGTTATCGAACTTGATCCCGTCAGATGTTAGCCGGTAGTCTTTGAAGTTATAAGATACCGCGACTTTAGCAAAGGTGATAGATACCGACTCGCGACTATCCTTTAGGTTATTACGGCCAACAAACCAACGTGTACCGGGGAGATTATGAGCGCATTGCATTAGCCATTCACAGCCTAGCCATGATTTACCCCCACCGCCAGCCCCACCATAAAGGATGAAGTAATTCTTATCATCCCGGAGCAGGTTGTACGCCTTACGTTGCTTTATGTTGATCTTATCACTCATTACTTTACATCCTCCGCCTCTTTGGTATAAGGCAGGAAGTTAAATCCTTTGAACTCTTTCCCTCCCGTGGTATGATCTAATTCCTGCTTATCAGCAAGCCCCAGCTTACGAGCAATAATGTTCGCATTGAACGCTCCGACACATGCCCCTTCGAACTGCTGTGTCTCGATTGTTTCCTCCACGCGTGCGATGACTATTAAAAAATCTTCATCATTTGTACTCTTACATCCCTCTTTAAAGTTCCTCCACCACATTGTCGAAGCGCCTACATAAATGCAAAAGCCGGTAAGTGAATACGGCCTTGCTGTTGGTGAAACCTCCTGTTGTGTCAATTGCTCGGTAACGATTCCCTTCTTTCCCTTCTTCTTTGGTACGGTCTTTTGAATCGCTTTCTTTGATAGCCACGGATTTTCATCACACCATTGAAAGTATTCACATGCCGCCTCCCAAAGAAGTTCGGGGGTAGAGAATAACTTCTCCCTTCCATGCTTGGAACGAAGTTCCCAGAAACGATTTCCTTTTGGTGCAGCCATGTTAGTTTTCTATTTCAGTTTCTAAAAAATCACAATCGGAAAAGTCTAGTTCTGGAAAGTTCTTCTTGATGTTCTTAATATCCCCTTTGTAGAATACAAGAACGTTCTGATGAAGCTTTCCAATCTTACGGCTGTTATTAAACTGCTTTGTTACCCGTAGAGCTAAACTCCCTATTACGTTTGCAAGTATCATCTCGTTGTAGTAATGCAAACCGCTATCAATGAAAGCCTTTATAGTATCAGGAACAAAACCAAGATTGGCTCCCTTCTTATCGCGTACCTCACCAACTACGAATACAGCAAAGCGATCCTCTTTTAGTTTATCACAGCTCCGACGAATAATTGTGCGGTAAGCCCTAAGGAAGTTCTCATAATCCATGTTCGACAAATCTTTCGGGTCATCCGAATAAACTTCTAAATCAGCATAAGGCGGACAACTGAATATCATATCGGCACCGCCCTCAATCATCTTGTCTATGTTGCAGCTGTCACCGCATATCCATGTGGGTGGTATCTGTCCCTCGGGATAACGGGAGGAAAGTTCTTCCGAATTGGTGTAATTGGCAAGCACCTGCTCTTCTCTCAAATCAACACCGGTATAGTTATAACCAAGCATTGCCGCTACTATCCCACGAACCGAACCACCGGCAAAGGGATCAAGTATTTCACCATGGGGAATATTAAACCAACGATAGGACAGCTCACAGAGAACGGGGTCAAAGACGGATGTCCCCTCCATCAAAGGAATATCATGTTTCTTGCAGTAATCAATCAACTCTTCCCATGACGGGTCAACTCCGTTTTTCTCGCGAAGCTGGTTTCGAACTTCATATACTCGCGGGGGTTGGGAAGACATGCTGTATGTGATTTCTTTATCCCGGCCATCCTCACTCTTGATACCCAATGAAAGCCAGGCACGTTTTCTTTCCTGCCACGGGCCGAGCTTCGTATCGAGGATAGAGAATGGCGAGATGATAAAACGATCTTGTAAGTTCCCGACCTTTACCTCTTTCCGGGGCAACTGACTATCATTGTCGGCATTGAACATACTATCATCAAAACCGGCAAACAAAGTCTCACAACCCCATTCTAACAATTCATTGCTATCCCACTCCAAGAGCTTCTGCATGTCCCACTCACCGTTGTTCACGTTATCACGGATCATGAGTTCATGCTCGCGTTCTTCCGTCAGATTCTCAAGTAAGTAGGTAGGGACTTTCTTCAAACCAAGCTGTATGCTCGCCTCGAGGCGTTGGTTACCGGCTATCACAATCAGCTCACCCGTACGATTTGATAATACGATCGGACGTGCCTCGAAATAATCAGGGTTCTTTGATATCGATTCTTTGAGCTTCTCTAACTGCTCGTTTGTTATTGTACGTGGGTTATTATCGTACTCTTTCAGATCGAAAATCTTTCTGTAAACTACACTCATTTCTTTTGCTTTTATTTTCACAAAATAAAGATACCGAATAATCCCCTAAAGAACTATTCGGTAGTAGTTTACTTGGTCGCATGACGTGCGACTAAAAAAGGAAAGACTCCTATATATTATTTGGCCATGAAATATCGTAATACATATTTTCACACAAAAAAAATAAAAGGTAAAAAACAATTAAGTTTTCAGGTAAATGAAAATAAAATACTATTTTTGCAAAACAAAAAAGCCAACCCACCGAAGTGAGTTGGCTATTTCTTGAACTTAGTTACGTATTCTTTCGAATAGAGGCTTGACTAAGTATAACACTGCAAAAGTACAACTACTTTTGGTCTAAACAAAGATTTTTATAATAAATCTGATAGAGATGTTATAAATGATGTTAATAATGCTAATAGTGTTCCAAGAAATACTATTATTGATACTATAAATAATTAAGCAACATGAATTACGTAAAATTCGAAAAACACTTCTCCAGTGAAAGAATATCCAAATATGTAGTAGCAACCAATAATCATAAAGCCAGAACTGTCATGCTTTATAAAATGAACATGGCCTTATCTCAAGCTTTTATGCCGTTAATCTGCCTTTTAGAGGTCACGCTCCGAAACAATATAGATGCAGTATTAAGCAATAAATTTAAAAATGGAAATTGGATCATCTCTCAAAAGCAAGGGTTTATGAATGATTCGAGACTTCAATATATAGATAAATATACTCATAAATCAACAGATAACCGTTATCATCTCAAGCAAGTGGAGAATGCTGAAAAAAAAATCAGAAATGAAGGTCGAAAGATAACCAATGGGAGAATAATTTCAGAACAAACATTCGGTTTTTGGACTAGCTTTTATAGTAAAACTATTTATAAAATACTACAAGGAGCACCAATACATGCTTTCTCTAATAGAACGCTTTTGTGTAATAGAAATATTATATTCTCAGAATTAGAACAGATTAGGATATTCAGAAATAGAATCAGTCATCACGAACCTATATGTTTCAATACATCCAACCAGATAGACTTTTCACATGCGACAAGCATTTACAAATCAATAATAAATATTATAGATTGGATTGATCCTGAAATAAATTCTTTCCTTAAGGAAATAGATTATGTAGATATCACGCTAAGACGCATGAAAAAAAAATATAAAAAAATTCGTTAAGAACTATCCTATGACAAATCAATTATCATAATGCATTTTAATAATTTCATTTATATTACGAAGGAATAATAAATGAAATTCAAATAAAATTACTTTCCGTGTTTCCTAAATGCAGCTATCAGTTGATAAATCCCATACGCAATAGATATCTTTCCGAGCAAGAAAAATAACACTTGCCCAACCGTCCTAATAGATTCAATATCTTTAGAGCTATTCAAAAGCCACAAAAAGTTGATAGCTTCTTTTAAATATGATATATCAAACCAAAAAAAGATAGTTCCAAATCCATCCCGAGAGATGACAAATAGAGAGAAAAATATCACCCAGCAACATAAAATAAAAATCAATGCTCTAAACCAATCCTCTCCATAGTTATTTGAGTATTTCATTAACCATAAAGGAAATTTTTCGAAAAGGTTTTTTCTCCATCCCAAACTACAGTAATAAAAATCCAATTCCTTGGCCTTCATCTGTAGAGCTATAGGGCCGTTACTGCCTCTCAAGGCTTCATTCTTCAAAACTCTCGCTGTATATTCATTATTGACATTATGTATCTGCGTTCCAGAAAGTGAAAGATACTGAGCTGAAAACAAAGTATTACTAATATCCACATTTTCAATCTTTGTATTATTAAGACTTACGTAGTGTTCAAAAACCATATTATATAAGCTGAGTTGCTTTACCTCTGCACCATCTAAGTAAATTGACTCCTTTATTTCTATTCTCCCCAATGTGCCTTGTTCCCCAAAAACAAGAGCCCCTGTGAACAAGGTATTATTAAAATAGACTGGGCAATTAAATTTAGTATTAACAAAAAGGACATCGCCATAAAATATCATATTCCAAAAACGTGCATCATTTATTTCTGCATTCGAAAAAGATACATTAGCTCGAAAGATAGTATGATCATCCATTTTTGAGAAAAAATAAATATAATCAAATTTAGAGCCGTCAAAACTGACTTTATTTTCAAACGTAGTTCCTGATAAAAGAAATGCCCCACCAAATTGACTCCAATTGACAAAAAAATCCCCTTTAAAAGTACATAATGTGAAAGAGATACCTTTTTTCAAAGAAAGTCCAGAGAAAGAAACTTTTTTTTCAAATCGACAATCATGAAACACTATGTCATAATCTATTTCTAAATACAGATTATCACTATGTGAGTGAAACATATCAACAGATTCACTAAATAAACAATTTGTAAAGAGAATATTTTTCAGCTGTACTTCGTTTAAAACAAGCATTAAATCCAGATCCTTTATAAAATGGCATTCTTTCAAGATAATAAAATTTTCATGAAAAGAAATACCACTTGCATCCTCGGTCACTTGTTCAAACATAGAACCGAGTTTATCTTTTAATCTATTACTTGTCATTGCATTACACTTTTTTACTAGATATTTGCTCAAAGATATTATTTTTTATTTATAATAAGTCATTCTATATCGTCATCCTCTGCCGGATAACAGCAATATTCTTCTTCACTAACCGCACGACCCGATCATAAGTTTCTTCACATAAAATAAAGATACCGAATAATCCCCTAAAAGACTACTCGGTAGTAGCTCACATGGACGCATGACGTGCTACTAAAAAATAAAATGAGCAATCTAATTTGCTTTTGAAAAACGAAATTACTTCATTTGTAAATCTTAAAATCAGATAATATGAATTCACTATTAGAATCATTCGCAGAAGAGACCATTAAAGGTCTAAAAAATATTAGCCAAAATAGAATTAAAGAGTATTGTTTTGATATTGACTGTTCAGAATTAGAAAACTATTTAACGACTGATATTAGAAAGGCGCCTAAATATGAAAAGTTATTTGAAGAACTTGAAGCTATAACTCGCCAAACAATTTATTGGTATGAAATAGTTTCTGATATAGATAATGCAATAATATTAGCAGCATTTGAGAAATATAAAGAAGACACCTTTGGAAGACCGGCACCCGCTTTAAACTATTACGATCATAATTCAACAAGAACGTTATATGTAGGTAAAGTCAAAGCTTGTTTTTGGGGTAGGGTTATTCAACACTTAGGTTATCATAAAGATTGCACTGATCATGGCTTACAGTTGTCTCACTGGGCAAAGCCGCTATCTCTAAAACTGAAACTCCACGCTCTTGAAATAAACGAAGACATGTATCAGCTTATGCCATCTTTGGAGGTCTATTTTGCAAAGAAGCTGCAACCTTTAATAGGGAAGCATGCTCAATAGAATCAAAGAGTAATTCACGTTGCCAACAAAAGACTTTTATTAATTCGCTATTTTTCATAGACTTTAGTCAGATACAATTACAGAACAACATTACGTATTTACATTCAAAAAATTATGAGAAGGATCAGAAATAATATACTTAATTCAATTCATGAACAATTCGCTGAAAACCAAAATCACCATCAAGCTCTATTTATACAATTACTTGTTGCTCTCTTAGTCTTATTCGGAGGGTTTGGATACACATATGTACATACAACAGACAGCATTCCTTATACGCAAACATACATACAAGGTATGTATGTATCTAATTCGATACTAATTACTGTAACTTTAGTTGTATTACTAGTACTTCTATTATTAAACCTTATCATTCTTCATCTAGGATATGCATTTAGAAGAGACCAAACCCTGAACATGAGAATACGAAAAAAAGAACTTGGTGGAGAATACGATGATGTGTTCGGAGATTTATATGATCCTTCAGGAAAAGGATTCTGGTCCTACTTACCTAATTTTTATGCCATATTTTTCTGGATCATCTCAATTCTGCAACTGATAGTATTTGCAGGGATTTGTGTTAAAGAAGGGCTTATTTGTTTTAGTAAAAGCCCTTGCTCATTAGTCGAATTTCTTGCTTGTTTTTTTATTATAGTAATCTCATACTTTTTTTATTATAATACATACGAAAAATATAAAAGACTACTCAGTAAATGAGAGCGAGGCAATTACTTTGGCAATCTAAAGCAACCTTATATGAAAAGTTATATTGGAATGTGATATTGATAATTTTGCAGAACCAGAATCTATATCGTGCGGAATTCACATCTGGCTACTTTCTTTCGTGATATGCGGGAAAGAAAGTAGCAAAGAAACCGTTATTGAAGCAAAGTTTTAATGTCTGTTTTATTTAATCCTAACTCAAATAACAATTTGCGTGTCTCAATAAGTTTTTGTTTTGATTCAGGTGTAATAATCATTGTGGTATTTATCCTTTTATAAACTGATATTAGTTTCTTGTATGGTATCGACAATAGGGTGTGGTCTGTATCAAAGCAGACAGAATAATCTGTTTTAGTATTATAAAATTGAAACAGATTCATAAGTTCCTTATTGTCAAAATATGAAATTACATGACTTAAAAATACATCGCAAATTGGGTCTGAAAAATCTTTCATTTGATAATTAACCCTATCTCTGTTACTCATAAACCACATATAGGCATTTTCTCCATTGATTTTATTGCCTAAAATGGGGTCTGTTAATTCGGATGAATTATATAATTTTTCCTCTAAAGCAATGGTTAATTGATGGTCTCCTTTAAATTTATTTGGATTAAATGTCGTTGGCTTTTCTCCGATATTAATTTTAGCATAATATAATGTTTTACACCTGATAATAATATAATCTGAAAGTAATATTTCGCACCTTAATAAGTAAAAAATGGCGTAATATAACTTCACGATAGACCAAGCATATTTTTTGCTATCTATTTCATGCAGAGCTTGTGCGAAAGACTGGAATGCCTTAAAAAAATAAGAGTTAATGTCGCTTTTAACACACTCTTTTACCCGCACTATGTTTGAAGTTGTTATCTCCCATTGTTCTAATGCTGATTTATATGAAGACCATTGTTCAATATCAAAACAACCAACTTCAGTCTCAATAAATTCTTGCACATCATTCCTTTTAAAACTCATATTCATCGCTTGATGATGGAACATCCTGTATAAAATTATCATTGAAGAATAACTTAATTTTCTTTTTGGCAGTTTTTCCATCTAACGATTTAATGTCAGTTACAGTAATTAAATCATCACTATCCAATTTCATCAGGGAAACCATGTGTTCAATTGAAAAACTCTTATCTACTTGACATCTTGGAATTAGAGTGTCAATCAAAAAATCAAAAGCTCCACTGAACCCCGCAGCTTTAATAAAAGGGTTTTCTATTTTCTTATCCCAAATTTTATTCGTTTTGTTGTATGTCTCTTTTATGGCTGAATAGAAATTCAAAATTATTTTCTGCTGTGTCTCTATTTCAGATAATTTAAGTCTATCAAATGCACCATCTTTTTCAAAATACGATTTCATAGCGTTCACCATAATAGCTAAATCAATAAGTCCTGATGTTCTTGGAGACCCCGGATATTTTACAAATTGGAAGAATGGAGATTCTTCATTTGTATTTAGGAAATTAATAATATCTGTTACTCTATTTATTGCATGTTCCCTATCCTCAATTGCTTCTCCAAACAAATCATATATAAGACTTTTGGGAACAGGCTTCTGCTCGCTATTGATATTTAGGAATATTTTAGCGGCATCTTGGGTTTTAAGCCCAATGCAAAGCGAAACTAAAACTTCGGTTTTTCCAATTTCAGATTTGACATTGACTGCCTCTTGTAATCCAGCAATTCTATGCTGTCCATCTAAAATTTGAGCTCTTCTTCCCTGCAATGGAATATTCAATGTCTCTTTTTTTATTTTTGGAAGGTTCTCCGAATCAGTCCAATTTAAAATAAAAGTATTTACGAATGTATTTCCAGCCAATACAAAATCTTTTATTTGGGTAATCCGTTTTTTATTTAATATTCTTTGGACAGCACCTTGTTCTGTACTGACCCCTCTTGGAGCAACATATTGTATTTGCAATAAATCTCCAACCGTCATTGGAAACGTATATATTTCATGTTCAAAAAAACACGTTGTTACATATTTATACTCTTCACTTCTCATGGTATGAAATATTTTAATTTTCCGCAAAGTTAATCAAAAAGAAGCATTGGAGAAAAAAACTCCAATGCTTCTTAACACATTCATACAAAAAGGTTTATTCCTCTTCCTTACTGCTATCATTATTGAAGGAGAAAGTCAGTTGAACCAACTGCTGAAAACGATTTTCCACATACACGTCAATGGTCTGCTGGTCAGTCAATGCAGAAGTATAATAAAACCGGAACGTTTCACTAGGAAGCGGGTAAAAGTCATTAGGAACTCTTCACAGTTTTTCCTTTTTATCATAATTTCTCCTTTTTGTCTTTTATTGAATGTTTAGATTAACTACAAAAAAGAAACCTTGTTAAGTAACCTTAGAATAGTTGTCGTCATAATTGGCTCGCATCTAATCTAAAAGCATTTGAGTTAATTTCCATTTGATATATTTTAATATCAGGATTTAACTTTCTAGCCAACTTGATTATTTTACCTTTGTCCTTTTCTTTTATATTAGCACCAAGATATATGGATTCAAAACATTCTCCTCCTATCTTAGGAAAAACTCTTATTTCTTTTCCATCTATTGCTCCATATTTATCATTTTGGCCAGGCAACAAGCTCATACACCAAGGTGAAGGATCAGAAATAAACATGCGAACCTCCTGTTCATGCTCCCAAGCTTTTCCTTTTGTGCACATTTGATAATAAAATAGATCAGTCTGAGATTGGAAATAATCAGGTTTCTCAATAATGTCACAATATTGAACCTCATGGCCGAAATTGCTAACCATCATCCCAAGTGACGAATTGAGATATTCTACAACTTTCTCTATATTCAAACCAATGCATACCCCTTTATGATTGTTGTAATAACTCCACATTAATAACGAATCAAAGGCTTTCGACAGGCAGCATACCCAAATTTTTTCTCGATATCTTTGATGTCGGTGTGACACTAACCCTTCAATAAGCTTTTTATCCCATCCTTTAGATTTTTCAGGAGGAACTTTAGAGAAGTCTATTAAGCTTGGATGACAATCAAAAGGGTCATTGAGCTTAGTTGCATTAGTGAACTGCAAATCGCTATAATAAAGCATCATTATTGCACCATCAATATCAATGTATTTATAAAGCACAGGAGGCCTTGGTTGATTTTTATCTCTGTTTTCTTGATTCAAATTCATCTTATCTTATTCTTTTGTTTATTACACTCACATATACTTACTACATAAAAATACGTTTTATTGATTACAAAAATAGAATAATATTTGAATGTTTTATTTTCTTTTATTAGAATATCTCTCATAAATCAATAATTGTTTATCGGCTAATCTTTAATGGTAGATAAGCGTTTTTGTATAACCAACAAAGATCAAATGCAAGAATCCAATGAATTAGAATTGGGAACTGTAATCCCTGTTTGGGGTATCGTGAAAAAATTTAAGAGTGTCATGTAGCTACTCTTGCTACTGCTTATTCCTGATTCGAAGAAACCCTCTTTTTTCTGTCTCTCTCAGTAGCGAAATATCCTCCTCTCGTATTTCTGCAGGAGTTTCTCCATTGACAGTTGTGTCGGATGACAGATTGAATTTCTCTCTTATGCGCTGAATACTATCTGCATCTTTTGTTACCCAATAGATGGTTAGTTTCATCCTCCATTCACCTCCTTTCAAATCAATTATTATCTAGCGAGTGATTAATCGAAGAGATTTAGCTGAAGCGCTTTTCCCAGCACGTTTTTCCTCTTCTTCGTACTAATTTCCTCAATAGGCGTTATTATTTCCGGCTTTACCGGTATAATTTCCTCTTTCCCTGAATTATGTTCCAGCCGTCTGCTCTCCCATGCTTGCCAAACCTTTGATTCTTCACGGGCTATCTCCCGGACAGATGGCATACCAAATGCATTCAGATGTTCATTCACCTTCCAACCTCCATAATAACTACCGGGGTCCAAGCTGTTGTGCCAAATAACCTCGCCAACACACCCGTGTATGATGAAGTTACAAACCGTCATAAGACAACATGTTCTATCCATGTCCTCGCCACATAAATAATTACCTAGATTGCGAACATGCCAAGAAAGCAACGTACGACCGGAACCACATGTGGGATCAGAAATTAGTTTGCCGACTACTTTCTCCCCGTCACCGTTAATGTCCGCCATTAGATCGCAAATCTCGCATGGTGTGAAGAACTGACCACTTCCTTGTGTTCTCGACTTACTGGCAACACAAGCCATATACAGATCGCCAAAAGCATCATACCAATCAGAAAGAGACGTTTCTTTATTCATGATCTTAATCCATTCTTGGAACATCTGCCAGAAAACAGCCGTTTGCTCTTTCTTGTACTTCCAGCTCTCCAAAGGCTTCGCATTAGGAGTGAAGTAATAGATAATATACATCAGAAGATCATCAAACACGCGACTTACATCTAATCCGTTAGAATAACTAAAACCGCTCATTATTTTCTCGAGCTCCCGCACCTGTACAGGCGATTCATCAGCTGCCATTTCAGATTAGTTGTTTGATAAAGAATGATGAAATCTGGTATATGATCACATAAAAAGCCACATAAACGGATGCGATACACAGCGCACTAAGTAAGAATTTACTTTCCTTCATCTCCTACTCCTCCCTGTCAATTCGATTACGTTAAACATTTCATTGATTCTATCGGCTATGTATGAGCCGTACTTCTTCTGCACCTCGATAAGACTCAGGTTCGTTGTCACATGTGTTAAACACTCTTTGCGCAATTCATAGCGGGATTGAAACACGTACTGCATCACATTGAGTTCCGTCCCGAAATACTTTGCCGGCAAAGGTTCCCTACCCAGTTCATCGAAAGCAATCGTGCGGGGCCGGCCATTGTTGTACGTGTACAATTCGATGGCATCCTGTCCCTTCATTGCAAACTTATTCGCCACAGTAGAGGTCGATTCAATGCGAAATCCTCCGATAGGGTAATCCCCACGGTCAAGACCTTTGGAAAACTTGCTGTAATAGTTCATGATTTGAATGATGGTAGATTTACCCGTGCCGATCGTACCCCACAGCCACAGGCCTTTGTCGTGGTCATACTTTGCAGAAGTGCCCTCAAAGTAACGATAGACTTCATTCATCAGAGCCTTGTTCCTGTCATCAATGCTAAATTGAGGACAAATAAATTTGCAACACTCAACAAATAACCGGGGTCTCTCCTCCGACGTAAACGGCTCAGGCCGTGGTCGACCGTATGATAACATCTGTTCCAAGGTCATCATTCGTCTGCTTCTTGTTTCCATTCTTCGTTGATTTTTCAATTATCCACAGATTAGCCCTACTATCCCAGCGTTGGATTTTCACGCCATTACCCGCTTTCCAGCCCAAACTTTCAAAATGGTTGAAGAATATTTCGGCCTGCTGTTCCCACTCGGGAAGCTTACCGGAAAAATAGGCTTTAACTTCCTCGAGTGTCGGTGGTATAAATTCTTTTTTAGGGCGTTTGATTTTAGGTGGTTGAATTTCACTTTGCGCAAATAACTCGTTAGAGTTATTCTCTTGTTTTTGTTTCTGTTTTTGTTTAGTATTTAAAGGGTTACCAATTTGATTACCGTTTTGGTTGCCAATTTGGTTACTAGTTTGATTACTGTTTTGGTTACTCACAGAAACCAAAATATAAGCAGCCGCCCTTTCCCTTCTATTTCCTTCAATAAAATCAATCAGCCCTTTTTGCTTTAATCGGTTGCGCAAATCAATTATCACTTTATTTGAATAACCTAATTCGGCTTGGATTAAACGTGTTGGCAAGTCAAAGGGGCAAAGCCAGTTCCGCATGTTGCATTCCTTTAGTAGAAAGAAATAGAAGTCTGCTTCATGTGCTGTCATCGGCTTATATCTTCTGATTGACCAAAACTGATTAATTAATTCTATATAGTTCATCTTAGATAGGAATTAACTTCATTCATAAATTCTTCCAAAGAACGGCAGACAACATACTTGTTATTCGCCTTTTCAGCAGACCGCTGCCATATCCTTTGTTCATCACTCTGTACTCCTTTCGGGGTTTTCATCTCAATACACAGGGATGCATAACCTTTTTTCGGTACCAACAATATTAAGTCTGCCACGCCACGCATGCACCCCTCGTACTTCATCTGTGCTCCCGTCCTCCTATCACGCTTACCACCGTTAGGAACGGCAAACAGTAAGCGTGACAAAAAAGGATATTGAGTTCTGAACCAAGCGATGCATCCGTGTTGTATCTGGCTTTCACTTTGTGGTCTCATTTCTGCGTAGTCTGGTTATACCAACTTTCAATCTCCGCCAAATGCTTAATCAGTGAACCGAATAAAACAATGCTGATGCCTTCACCACTCACATTCGGATTCACTATTCTGATTCTTCCCTTTTCGCCCTCTACAATAGTAAAGGAGACAAGAGATTTTTTCTCTGTATTTTCACTACTCATAATTTTGTTTTAAATAAATCCATTGTCATTTGAATAATATCCTCCTGCACCTGATCATCCGTACCCGTAACACCGTTTGCGATGTCCTTCTTTATCTGAATGACCTTGTACATGTATTCATCAATCGTATCTTTCCCGAGAAAGTAATAGCAGTTCACACTGTTTTTCTGTCCGTTACGGTGTGCCCTATCCTCCGCCTGTTCGCAATCGGAGAATGTCCACGGGAACTCAACGAATGCCACACGCGAGCTGGCCGTTAGCGTAAGCCCCGTACCACCTGATTTGTAGTTCAGAATAATAAGCTTGCAATTAGGATCTTCTTGAAAGGCATCGACGGCATGTTGTTTCTGTACCGGGCTGTCATCACCGGTAACAGTCACCGCATCCGGAAACATTTTCTTCAGCTCCATCACAACCTCTTTCAGGTAGGCAAACACAATCAGTTTCTCACCTCCATCAATAACATCATGAATAAAGTCGGCAGCCGCCTTGATCTTCCCACGTGCCGATATCGCTTTGAGAATACCCATCTTAACCATCACCTCACCACGTACGGCCCTGGCTATCTTTTCATCATCCGCATTCTTGTAATTTCGCAGATAACTGATAAAATCCGCCTCGGCCTTTTGGTATTCATTCCGGGTAGTGATATCGAGCGTCAAGTACTGGCGTGTCTTATCGGGCAATTGAGTAAGTACCTTGCTTTTCTCCCTTCGGAAGAAACACGTATGCCATAACCGCCAATTGAGTTCCTTTAAATTGCTTGACCTCTTCGGGCCATCGCAATACTTTTCAAAGAAGTATTTGTACCCGCCAAAGTCCTCTAACCGGTCCATGATCTTAAGCTGTTGTATAAGGTCGGTATTGTCATTCACAACCGGCGTACCGGTAAGCAAACACACATACTCTTTGCCTTTGGCGATACCCTCAACAAACTTTGCCTGTTGCGTCTTCGTTGATTTACATTTGTGTGATTCATCGATGATGATCGATTTGAACAAGTCAATACGTGGATCAAAATCTATCGACTTCATTGTGAAACGGGCCTGTTCTTTAATGCCACGAACAAAGAATTTTTTCAATGATTCATAATTCACTATGAAGATATCACAGCACTTTGTTTCATAGAAGCGTTGCCATGATGCCTTACTCCTATCATCAAGTATAAGGGCATTCTTTCCGGCAAACTTGTGAAACTCACGTTGCCAGTTTATCTTCAACGATGCAGGACAAACAACAAGGCACGGATACGCCTTTGATATCGTAACCGTGCCTATTGCCTGAAGTGTTTTCCCTAAACCGGGCTGATCTCCGAATATACACCGCTTATGCTGCAATGCGTAAGCGATGCCCTCTTTCTGATAATCATACGGCTCTAGTTTCAAGCCATGAGGAACATTTAGCTTCGGCATATCAGGAAGTGAATAATCCTTATCGATGTCCTTCTGTTCCCGGTATTGCAACCGTGAGCATAGTCCCCGATTTACGGCCCATTGAGAAAACTTGTTCACATAATCATAATCACCAATGCTAACCCTCCAATACTTTTCATCATGCACCCACTCCCTCGACGGTATCCGCTTAACACACTCATTCAACAATGGGTGAAACACAAACTGAATCTTATAGCAATCCGGTGTGCGTGTAATAAGTAAAGGTGCTGCCATATAACTATGCTACTAATTCTTTCTTGGATTTACGGGACTTTTTCGGCTTCGCTTCCTCACCGTTAATAATAAACGTTACACCCGCATTCTCAAAGCCCTCTACCGCTTCCGCAACCGCATCGGGATTAATATCCTCAAACGGCATATCGCTTGCCTCACCATCTTTAAACGGTAACTCTTGTTGCACAATAGCCCATTTCTTTTCAAACAAGTACTGTTCTACCTCATAGCTGCATTTCTGCACGCACTCATAAAGATCCAACGCATACTCGTACTCTTCATTCTCATTGTTGAACATCGTAAACGGCGCATTCAGATTAAGCACCTTCTTGCTCATAAGGAAACGTTTTCCCGTCAGAGTAACTCCCTCACTGTCATCACTACCACCTATTGAATAGCCGGCAACCTCCAATTTGGAATATATCTCATCGGGAAGATTACCGAGAAGTTTCCCGTCCGCCTCTTTCTGTTCGCACAGGATTGTCAAGTGAGGAATAAGCTCGCTAAAAGCGGCAGTCAAATCCTTATGAACAATGTTCTTTCCCTCAATGGTAACCGTGTCACCATTCTCATTGGTATACGTTGCTACAATCGTATTGTCCTTTGTAATTTTTGCTTTTGTAATTTGCATAATTATCTTCTATCTTTATACTCGTTAATAAACTCGGCATAGTATCGATCTTCCGGAAGAGGGAGAATTATTCCCATTTCAGTCGCCGCATCCGCCTTAACCTTATTCATAAAGTCAGTCATTTGCAACGTGTTTAATTGGGAAGTACCCCTGCAAACGGTCTCCTCTACGCCATTAATTAAAACAGTTCTACGAAGAAAGAGCATGCAGTAGCGATCATGCACATCTTGTTTATCCGACCCTGTCTCTCTTTCAATACATGTAAACCATAACCACATCAACGCATTTTGTGGAATAGTACGTTGTTCAACATAACGTTCAATCTTCAACCGATAACGTCCATTCCTCAACTGGGAATACATAAACTCTAATGGCTTTGATAACTCTACCTGTCCGTCTTTCTTCGTTAGAACTGCTTCCTGACTCATAATACTCCAATCATTTTAAACTCATGTCCGGAGAGTTCCATAAGCATATTAGTGACCTCGGCCATGTCAATTGTTTCATCCCCTTTTTCCCAATTAAAGTCAATGAAATGGTTGTTGCATCCATATCCATCACCTGCGGGACTAAAGCTTAATTCGCTTTCAATATCGCTTAACCGATCTTCTTCTATTGCCTTGGCCACTCTGTTCAATGTTTCTAATACATAAGATTTCAAAGCAGAATATTGCCTCTCTCGCAGGTTGTTAACATTGACACTCATTATATCCGAAATATTACTCATTGTTTTGCCCTCCAAACACTTTTTTATCAGTTATCAATTCTCTGTTCGCTTCCAAAAACTGAATGAATGCCTCACAATGGTTTATCAGCATTTGAGTACTCTGCTTGTGATTGTAAGTGTAATACTCCGGATACTGTGTGCCACTTACAAGCGGTGTTCTACTGGTACCACCTTTCAAAGCATAAGCGGTAAACTCAAAAGCTTTCACACTCTCCATCTGGCCGGATGCAATCAAACAATACGGATACACATGGCGTTGCCAGCCATGTTCGTACTTGCCAAACTCATACTTTGATGTTGTTTTGATATCGTACACCGTATCACGAATGAGTTCATCAATAAACCCATAGAGTTCAACATCACCAAATTGTGTGGGAAGAGTTGCGGAGACGAACAATTGAGAAACGGCACTTTCAAAGTAGCTCGCTTGTTCAATGCACCACTGCCTGTCAAACATGAAGCGCCTATTCGGGAACTCAACCATGATAATGTTCCTTTCTTCATCACCTTTAATGGTGAAGTTATTACGTTCATCAGGCACATGCCCACGACTATGCACATAGCAATCAATGATCTCATTGAAAGCTGTTCCCTTATCAGCCGCCTCACTTTCAAAGGGAACACGGTTGATAGAATCCAACAAGCTTTGCTTCAGTTCAGCTTCAATTTCTTCCGGGGACTTTTTATATTCCCCGGTTTCATTATCGATGTTCCAATATGCTTCCACCTGTTCGTCCGCTCTCAAATACTTCTCGTATTGGTCAAGTAGACTTGGATAGAATTTATAATCAGGCCGCACGTTCATACTTCTTTGATAATTTATTGTATTTCAATCCTAACTTTCTACATTTATCATTCAAGAGTGTGCCAGCCTGCACCTTACTATCAAAGATGTGTTGAAATTCGCCAATACGGGTAAGAGCATCATTGGCCGAAACTTCATCCGTTACAAGCTCTATGTTCTCCTTGATCACATCCATCAAAGATTCATAATCACTTGAAAGCTCCGTCTGCCTAGCCTGATATTCAGTGTATTTTGAAATGATGTCGGTCATAAATGTATTACGGCCGGTTATACTTCCGTTTGCATCAATGATAACCGGAATCTTTATCACAGAAGGAAGATTACAGGTATTCTTTCCATAGAACTTTTCACAAGGATCGAAAGAAATCGTTTTCTCCTTCCCGATAGCTTCCATGTACCCGACAAGATCGAGTTCCTTAATCAAATCACCGGCAGAGCTACCGCCAATCTCCGGCCTGATCTGCTTTTCCTCACCGTTCTTTTCTTCACGTTCATGAGCTACAAACACAACGTTTTTACCCATCATCGAAACAGTTTTGAGAAATGCGATGAACATAGCCTTACGTTCGCCGTATTCATTCAATGCCAACTTTCGGCCCGGTGTTTTATTCTTTGAACGAGCAATAATATCCGCACTCATAAAGTCAAGCATCTTACCGGCCGTATCAATCACAATCGTGCTATACTCTTTAATGTCCTCCGAGGCAATAACCTGATTCGTTTCATCCCATGAAGTGATCTGTACCGTTGGCATACGATGTGCAGCATTCACACGGTGTACACCACCATCATAATCAAATAAAACCGGATTCGGTGAACTCAAGGAAAGCGTTGTTTTACCAATACCCGGTTGTCCGTAGATAAGTGCTGATATTGTACTTTTGACCATCAGCTCGGTCGGTTTCTTAATAAGTCCCATGATTAATAATTTTGTGGGTTAATAAATAAAATGAATCAAAAAAAAGTTCCCGGATAGGCATTCAAGCCACACCGGGATTACAGTCGATTTTATACACCTTCACAGGCTTTACAATCATCATAGTTCTAGTTCAAAATTGTATCAATACTCCCTCCGCTGAGGTGTGGACTATAGCGGAATCGAACCGCTGTTTTCGGAAAAACACTCCGACGTCTGCCTTTGACTAATAGCCCGTTTTGCCCCGCACGCCTGCAGGGCCGCTAAAATGAAATGTATTCTTTATCTATAAAACTTAATTCCCGGCTTTCACGAGAACGCTGTCCTTTACAGCGGCATTGTTTACTAATCTGCAATATTGCATTGTGGAGAAGACAGGATTCGAACCTGCATTTGTCACACACCAATTGTGAACGTCCGGCACGATCGGAACCAATTCCACGCACTAGGGTGGAGCGTCTGCCATTCCGCCACTTCTCCGTTTTGCCTACGCCACGCCTGACGTAGGACTTTCAAGCTAAAAAAAATCAAATACTATGAAAAACACAATTCGCCGTGATTCACATCATGGGTTTAAATATTGGCTTTAGAATGCGATGATAGAACCATGCCGAATATATGAGCCCTATCACATTCCAATACCAGTTCCATTCTCCCGTTATTGGATTCTCTCCGTTAAACATCGCCAAGCACGGCAATGCCAACAAATTAAGCACTAGCACGTTTATTATTACTTTTCCCATCTCTTTTCAATTTACGAGGTTTACGATACGATCTTCTGGCAAAGCGGAGCACATCGGAAGCATTGCAAAACCATTTACCATTTTGCTTGTTAGTAGGCTTCTCCGCACGTATTTTGCCCTCAGCCACTAACTTAAAGAGCCGCCCACGCCCGCCAACAATATCAGCAGATTCACGCTGGCCGAACGTTTTGTTATTCATCACCGTTAGTATCTCACAAAGCTTTGCCTCTACTGTCCCGTCATTGAGTATCGTTGTCCTCAGTTCATTATTTGTTTGGTATATCATATCAGTGTAGTTAAATCAAATTCATTCTTTTTTCCCGATCTAATTTTAGCCCTCGCAGTTATACGAGCATTCGTTTTGCCTCTCATTCTTCTCAAATCAACATTATGGCATGTAACCTGCATCACAATGAATAAGACACTGAACAAGAGCTCAAGCCCGTGTTTGCGAATTTCTTTCAGATCGAAATTCTTTTTCATTTTCTCACAGAGCATATACAAAAGAAGCTCGGTATCTTTCGATATTCCGAGCTTCCTGTATATTGTCCGTTTCTGTGTTTTGGTGGTCCAGACTGATTTGCATAAATTGTCGGCCACCTCCTTATCGGTAAGTCCCTTGCAATATTCATTTGCAACCTGCCATTCTGCCGGTGACAAAGCATTCATCATTATGCTATCCTTTTTGCCACACAAACAAATCCTTTTTTGCATTGTGACCACTTTGCACCTGAACGGATTAATTCTGTCTGCAAACGCTGAATCGTGTTGACTACCGTTTGTTGTTGCTCAATAGGGAATACCTCTTCACTGCCTACTTCCATTTCTCGCAGAACAGGCGAAACATCCCTTCTTTCTATTGTTTCATTCATTTGTCACCTCCTTCCTTAATAAAATCATATACAGACTTTAAAGCCGCTTTTGCTTCTCGAATCGTTGGCTTCAAATTACCTTTGATATAAATAGTAAAATTGAAATCAGTTGGAGCATTTGGATTATCCATAGACCATCCATTCTTATACGCATGGAATAGAACAGCATCCACATGAGGACTGTACTGAACAAAGATTTGGCCTTTGTTTCTAGTAGAAAACTCGATAGAGTCCATAACAGCTTTTTCGACAAGCTGTCGAACGTTTTTCACTTTTCCCATAACTCTAATATTATTAATTGATTAAATTGTGCCCCGATAACCTACCACAGTTTCACGACGGAATGTTGCTACCGTTCGGGGCTTGTTGTTAAGCTTCATTTTAACCCACTACTATCAAGGACATGTCTACTATCTGTTTACATGGGTATGCTTCGGAGTTCCGTTGTACCTTTCTCAGTACGAACTGCGGCAGATTATATCAGTTACACGTAACCGATTGCTTTCCGGGTCTGCACCCGTATCCCTACTCAAGTCTGCTTCTGTTGCCAGTTCCAAGCCTTTCAGGGAATCCTTCATTGCGGGGAGGAAACGACCCCTGTTTGTTTTATGAGTCAAACTCTCATTGCTCCCAATATCCCTTTGCGGGTAAATGCAGATTAAAACCTCATTGTATTGGGTGACTTAACGCTGCCAAGCGATTGATTAAGGTTCAATTTACCTCGTATCCTCTTTCAGATTCTCCGTTGCCGGAAGGCTCATTCTCAAAGGGATTGCACCGAAAACTAAGCCAATGCGCATTTTGCTCTCTGTACCCTATCAAAAGGTAGGTTCTAAGACCATACAGGAATATTTGTATCCGTCAGTCTCCGACGTAGTGTGCACCGTGCAGGCCAGTGCTATTAGGATTGTAATATGCAGATTCGGGAATATTAAGATCATTGTATGCTTTGCTTGGAGTAGCTTTTGGCAAATTACGGATGGCTTCATTTCTTCTCTCCATCGCTTTCTTTGCATTTTCATTAACGCCGCTCATTGCTACCTGAAGTTTTGCTAATTTCCATGAGTTCACGAGACATTCTGAAAAAGTTTTTTCACCATTAGCTCTTTTGTAATTTCTATGAGCTGTTCTCATGATTTGGGACAAATTGTATTTCTTATTTTTCATCTTAATCCTTATTAGGTATTGTTTTTTCTTTGCTTATTCAATCAATCATTGTATATTTGTGTGATTGAATGATGCAAAGATAAGCAGTTTTGTTAATAATGCAAATATATTATTCGCATTTATGCTTATCGATAACTTTAATTAACACTATTTCTTGCAAATGGCGCAAATTATAAGCAAAAATGAAAATGCTGGAATATCTGAAAGGATTAGAGAGATAAGAAAACATCTCTTCAATGATAGCAATTTATCCTTTTCTGAGTTTATGGGTGAAAAAACGGCCACTACTAGCGGCTGGGTAAGCGGAAAGAGAGGCGTAGGAAGAAGCGTTCTTGATAAAATACTTGCCAAACTACCTAAAATCAATCCCACTTGGCTTCTTACAGGAGAAGGTGAGATGCTGAACGATAATTCTAGTATCGCCGTCAATGAGAAAATACAGGAAAAAAAAGAAGTATTCGAATACACTAATGAGGAAGCATGTACAACAGTAAGAGAACCTCTCGTTAATTACAGAATAGGTGTACCTTATTATAATGTAGACTTCATTGCCGGTTTTGACTTAATATTGAACGACCAAACAAGAGTACCCGAATATCTCATTGATTTCAAAAAATACAATGAGGCTGATTGTTGGTGTAATATTACGGGCCATTCAATGGAACCCGAAATAACACACGGGGATATTATCGCTCTCAAGGAAGTAGTAGACTGGCAGGAGTTTCTACCATTTGGCGAAATCTATGGCATAGTGACCAAAGAACACCGCACAGTGAAACGAATTACAGCATCCGAAAAAGAGGGATATTTTCGACTGATACCAACAAACAAAGCTCCCGAATATAAACCACAAGATATACCAATAAAAATCATCCTAAGAGTATTTAAGGTACTTGGATGCATGAAAAGATTATAAAATTTACAAAACATGAAAAAGATTCTATTTGCATTCATGGTCCTCTGCTCCATGAACGCCTTTGCACAAAAGATTGACCTTGACAAAGCAGAAAATGGCGAAAGATTCATCATCTGTTCACTTGAAAACATTCGTAGTATGAGCGACAAAATTGTGTTTAGAGTTGGTTTATCCGCAGGGCAAAACAAAACTGGGAATACGTTATACAGCATGTTATTAAGTGCGACAGCAGCTACTCCCCTTACAGTGCCTAAAAATGGTAAACTACTAATAAAGTTAATGGATGACTCAGCATTAGAACTTAATACAAGCATAGAATATTCCGATAAAATAGGCAAAGTGAATAATGTTGCGGGCTATGTTTACACCACTTATACGATAACACCATCTTTCAATATTACACCTGAACAGATAGACAAGATCAAGCAAGGAGTAAAGAAAATACGTCTTGAAACATCACTAGAGCCTATTGATAAAGATTTCAAGAAAGAGAAGATAGGAAAAGTTATTGAAACAGAGTATTCTCTAATTAAAGATGCTTTATCTAAAAAGAAAGGTTTTTCAGACGGATTTTAAATACTAAAACATCTACTTATGAAAAAAACGATCATATTAATAAAATGGCTATCAATCTCAGCCTTTATATTATCATTACTCGCATGTATCGTTACTTGGCTCAGAGTAGATGTATACATTACTAATGATACTTTCGTAGGACTTATGGCGGGTTTAATGGGGATATGCACTACACTTTTTATCGGGTCTCAATTGGTAAACCATTTCGAAACAAACAAAAAGATAAACCTTATAATAGAAACGCAACAAGCACTAACAAACGAGCTCAAAAAGACAAAAGAAGAACGCATCATCAATGAAAAAAACATGAAATCTTCTATAAAAATAGCTACAGGCATTTCATTAGCCAGTATGCAGCCATTTACTGCTTTCGGATGTTTTTTCAAAGCTTTAAATATATCTTTAGAAACAAATAATATTACATTAATTGATACATCTCTTAATAATCTTGAAGCATTAGTAGATGGCTTGACTGAAAGAATTAACCGTACTGAAAAGATCGACGCATGCGATATTGAATGCATACAACAAAATTATAAGATAGAAGAATTAGAAAATCATTCATTTTACCAATTAATAAAAGAAAGATATACAAGTATATATGAAAACACTACTGAATTAATAAAGAAAATATAGCTCAATACAGCAGAAGAATAAATGAAATGAGAGTGAATAATATAATGTAACTTATAAAAGCCGTGGTAATATTATAATATAAATGGAAATAGCCATCATACAAAACAAGATATACGAAATAAGAGGCGAAAAAGTCATGTTAGACTTCGATCTTGCGGAACTCTACCAAGTAGAAACAAGAGCCTTAAAACAATCAGTAAAAAGAAACATGGAACGATTCCCTGTAGACTTCATGTTTCAGCTGAGCAAATCAGAATGGACAGAGCTTATCACATTTTGTGATAACCTACCTGATAATATAAAATTCAGTCCTACAACACCCTTTGCATTCACAGAACAAGGAGTAGCAATGTTATCAGGTGTACTACGTTCACCATTAGCAATACAAGTAAACATTGCCATCATGCGTGCATTCGTCAGCGTAAGGCAGTACGTGTTAAGCAGCGAAGCTAATACGGATGAAATGAAAGAACTTCGCAGTAGAATATTGGAATTAGAGCAACAGGGGCCAAAAGCCTTTAAAATGATTGAACGCCTAGGAGAAGAAACAATGGAGGCCATTAATGACCTTAGCGAAGATTATCGCAAGGAACTTGATGATATCTACCTTGCTCTTTCACAATTAGCGGCGAAACAGAAAGATGATAAGAAGAAGCCGCCACGTAAGCCAATAGGATTTAAAACTTATGAAGATGATAAATAGCATATCACAGTGTAACAAGAACCGTACCGATGAAGCATACTGTTCCCTCACTCCTACTTGCAAAGGATGGGGATGTAAGTTTCTCACTACGGTGATTGAAGAAGTGCCGGAGACGGAAGAGGAAAAAGCCAAGCTTTTCGCCAAGGTCTACCGGGAAGCAAAACATAAGGGGGTGATTGATTGCCCCGCTTACCGCTCGATCTTCATTGATGAAGTATTGGAAAATATTGGACATATAACAAATGAGGCTTTAACCCCAATTTACTAAAACGAATCTTCGAGAATATGAAAATGAGTAGTAACCACTTAATACACTGCACGTTACCGAATTCCCTTTAGGGCATTCGTAACGCGTAGGTCGCCGGTTCAAGTCCGGCTACCGGCTCATGCAGCCGCAGGAACTTCCTTATAAGGTAACACGTCTCTCTTTTACAACTATCACTATATTATTTATAGCGATTCAACTCTTTTTTCTCTCCTATTTACCAGTATTCGGACAAGAGACCTATCAAGGCGCAACTTTAAACAAACAAAATCTTCAAAACTTAGAGATTCCCAATGCGACAACTTCCCGAGAAGAACAAGTTATAAAGCATAGAGGGTATATTGTTTCATACAATAAATCGTGGAAACTACCAAATTGGGTCTCTTATGAACTTACCAGAGCCGAACTCACTGGTAAAGCAAAAAGAAATAATCGTTTCATGAGCGATCCCTTCGTTTACGGGAACAGTGCCAGCAACAAGGACTATGCTCGTAGCGGTTTTGACAAAGGGCACATGGCTCCGGCTGCAGACATGAAATGGGATGAGGTAGCAATGAAGGAATCATTCTACTTTAGCAACGTTTGTCCTCAGCATCCGGAACTAAACCGAAGAAAATGGAAGGATCTGGAAAGCCAAATTCGTGATTGGGCAAAAGCGGACAGTGTACTGATCATTATTTGTGGACCTTTGGTCGATAAGCAATCAAAGACTATCGGAAGAAATTCGATTACTGTTCCAACAGGATTCTTTAAAATAATACTATCTCCTTTCCCGACTCCGAGAGCTATCGGTTTTATCTTTAAGAATGAGCGTTCTGTTGCCAACCTTAGAAGTTATTGCATAACGATTGACAATATAGAAAGCATAACCGGTTTAGATTTCTTTTCTCATTTACCCAATAAACTCGAAAGGCAAATTGAATCACAAATAGACTTCTCTCACTGGCCCATGAATTAG